TAAACGCCGACTTCATCAAACTTCGTGTCGGGTTTATTCAGGCTGGCGTAGCGGGCGATGCCCACGGGTGTAGTTATGGTTTTGGATGGCATGTTATGTGGTTGGTTGTGTTTTTGGTTGGACAGGAAAGCTGGATTCGCGGACGAGCAGGCAGAAGTCTTCAAAGGCCATCGTGACGAGCCGGCGGCAGTTGTCCTTGCGGTGGACGACTACGGACAATTTGCCGGGACCGCCGTCCGCTTCGGATTGGGCGATGGCGGCGTCTAAGTCGAAGCGGGCGCGGCCGTGGCGCTTGCACTCGATGTGAAAATCCGGCAAGCAGGGCACGATCACGTCAGGCGCAGAAATTCCCCAAGATCCCTGGCTGACTTGTGCGCCCCGCTTGGCCGGAAATCCTTCGGCGGTCAGAGCTTTGGCGACTTCGCGCTCGAAGCTGGCGCCCTTCTGGCGGCTGTTGATCATTCGTTCAGCGCCTCCCAAAGTTGTTTATCTGGGGCGTAGACAGAACCATCGCCGTCAGTCAGGCGGCCAACCGGGGTAGTGCCCTCGAAGCGGGTAAGCGATGGACGCCAGGTGAGATTGAGCGTGCCGGTGCGTCCGGCGCGGTGCTTGGCCACGATCAACTCGGCGTCCTGCGGGTCCGGCTCTTGGTCCTGCACTGCGTAGTAGCAGGGGCGGTGGACGAGGCACACGATGTCGGCGTCCTGCTCGATGCTGCCAGATTCGCGGAGGTCGCTAAGTTTTGGGCGGTTGTCGCTGCGGTTTTCCGCCTGCCGGTTGACCTGGGCGGCAGCAACGACTGGCACGCCTAGCTCCATGCTCATGGCCTTCAATCCGCGCGAAACAAAGCCGACTTCGTTTTCGCGGGACTGGGCGCCGCTGTGCGAGACGAGCTGTAGATAGTCAACGAAGATGCACTTCACGCCCCAGCGCCGGACGGCCAAGCGGGCGCGGCCGCGGATGTCGAGGAGGGTGAGGCCGCCGCGGTCGTCAACGTAGAGGGGTTCGTTACTGAACTGCGCGGCGGCATCAGAAATTCGGAGCTTGGTGGCGTGGTCGAGGAATCCGTTGCGGATGATCTCGGTATTGGTATTGGCGCGGCTCAAGACAACGCGCGCGGCCAGCTCGTTGGCGGGCATCTCAAGGCTGAAGTAAACGACCGGCGCGCCGCGGCGGGCCATGTTGTCCGCCATGTTGAGCATGAGCGCCGACTTACCCATGGCGGGACGCCCGGCCACGATGGTGAGTTGTCCGCCGCGCAGACCGCCGGTGACCTGGTCAAAGTCCTTGATGCCGGTCTGCAGGCCGAGCTTCTTGCCGCCAGACATCAGTGCTTCCAGCTCGTCCAAGAGACCTGGGACGATGGCGCTTGGAGCGCGCATGCTGTCGGTGGCGGTGGTGAGGCTAAGACTAAGAACGGCCTCACCGGATTGTTGGAGCACGGCGTCAGCGTCGGTCGCCATGTCCTGCGCTGAGGCCTGCATGGCGACTGCGGCGTCAATAATGCGGCGGCGGGCGTGGAGGTCGCGCAATGTTTGCGCGTGGTACTCAACTGCGGCGGGGCCGCCCGCGGAGTTGCCGAGCATCTCGGTGAGGGCGCCGGCACCGCCGACCGAATTTAGCTTGTGCGCTGCATCGATGCGCTGGGTCACGGCAATGACGTTGGGCGTGCCGCCGGAGGCGCGAACTTCGGTGATGGTCTCAAAGACCAGCCGGTGCGCGGGCGTGAAGAATAGATCGGCGTGGAGACCGGAGACCTCGTCAACGAGGTTCGGCTCAGCCATGAGGCTGCCGAGTACGGCGCGCTCGGTGGCGGGCGATTGCGGGACGGTGCGTTTCATTTAGGCGTGTCCTCCGCGGTCGTCGTTATCGATCACCAGCATCACGACCATGAAGGCGATCAGCACCAGCTGGACCGTTATGACAAACACGCCGCTCATTGCCGGCTTTCCTCTGCGCGAGGTCCGCGCGGCGACGCTCCCAGCGGTCGCAGGCTGCATCGACTAAGCGAAATGATTCTTCGAGCCATGGTGTGATGTGGTGTTCGGGCGGTGGCGGTGGTTGGTGCTCAGTAGCCATGACGTGGGACTTCTTTCTGTCGTGGCGTGGTCTGTTGGCATATGTTGGCAAATGTTGGCACTGAAGGCAAGGATTTTTTTGGGGTTTTTGACGAAAAAATGCGGTCGTAGTTGGCCCGGTAGCGGTCGCCGTTGACCGGCCGCGGGCGGTCGCCTTTGCCGGCGCTCATAGATCGTGCGCCTCCCTCTTGACGCCGCATTCCTCCCAGAATTGCTTGCGGTGCCATTCTTCCATTTTCTCCATGCCCTCCATGGCTATCTCATCCTCGACGATGCGGGGCAGATCCCAGCTCATCGGCATGTGCTTGACCCGGGCGCGGGCCTCAAGGCGGACGGCCCGCGGAACCCGCTTGATCTTTCCGGGGACACACAGATCAAGCAGGAACCGGCGGGCGGACGCGATGGCGCGGGCTTGCTCGCAGGGCGTGCTCATAGCGGTTGGGACGCCAGCAACAGCGCTGCGTGTTTTTCGTTGGCGATATCCTCAGCCAGCGCGGCGCCTTTGCCAGCGCTCACAACTCGTAGCCCTCCGGTGAAGCAAACTCGTCTTGCGAGAAGATCGGCTTGCCGGATTCCTCAAGAAACGGGAAGTGGCGCAGGCAGGCGGACGCGCGCCCGCGCAGCCCCTTGACCGTCTTGGGTCGCGTGCTGGGGTGCAGCAGGTCGGCAAGGAACTGGCGGGTGCGGCGAAGGGACCAATATTGTTCGTAGCGCAGGCTCATAGCGGCTGGGCCGCTTCAAGCAAGGCTTCGTGCTTTTCGTCGGCGATAGCATTGGTTAGCGCGGCGCAGCGCTCAAGGATGCTGGCGAGCCGCTTGTTGCGCTTAATCAGCTCACGGTTTTCGGCGCGCAGGTCTTTGATCTCAGCGCTGTGCCGGCGGTCCGCATCGCGCATAAACTCCAGCTCCGCGGAGGCGCCGAAATTGTGCCCAAATCCGACTTCGCCGACGACCAAATCGGGGATCATGGTGGTCATTGGCGCTTCTCCTTCTCGGCGGCAAGCTGCTCGACCAAGGCCCGGAGGGCCATGATGGTGGCGATGGCTTCGTCGGCAATCTCTTGGACGTAGGCCACGTTGACGTTGAGGTATTGGGTTTTCGCCTTAACGGCAGGCGCCTTGCTGGTGGTTTTCTTGGTTTTCATGCTGATGTGGACATTTGTACAGTAGGGCATGGGACATCGGCTGTCTTAGGCCCAGAATTTGTTAGCGATTCCGCGACCTCGTCCAGCAACTCCCAGTTACCGGGTTGCCGGTGTCGATTGGGGTCGTAGCGGACGCTGACTCGGCTGCGGATGTCGTCGAAGGTCCAAAAGACGAACTGATTGCGGTCGGGCAAATAGGCGGCGAGGACGTCGAAGTCGTGGGCGAGATACGGGCGGGCGTTGCGGCCGCGCGTGCTGCGCTTGACGGAGATGTGGTAGGCGCCGCGGTCGAGAGTGGCGGTTTTTACCTGCGCGGCAATGGGGCGGACGCCGTCGCGGGTGAGCAAAACGTCGGCGGTCTGGCCGTGGCCGAAGGGCATGAAGATCTCCCAGTCGTGGACCATGGCGCCGGCGATGAATAGCGTCTCGGCGATCTCGCCCTTGCGGCAGGCCGACAGCTCAACGGCGCTGCCAGTGATGGGGGCATGGATGCCGTCCGTGATGGCGAAGATTGCCTGCGTCACGCTGCGTTCTCCTTCTCAAATTGTTCCCGCATCTCGGCGAGGCTGCGCTCGAGGGCGGTTTGTTTGGGGCGGCCTTGGGGCGGAAGCTCGACGATCACGGGCTTGGCGGGGGCATCGATGAAGACGCCGCGCCAGCCGTGCTTGACCGACTTGCGCAGGGCTTCGACGGCGGCGGCTTCGTTGACGGCGGCGAGGTCGGCAACGATGCGCTTGGCCGCGGTGGGCGTGAGCGGGGCGCGCAGCTCGCGGCGGTGTTGGGCGAACTCGGCCCAGGCGCGCGCCAGCCCCGGGCCGTGAGGCAGGGGCAAGGATGCTGGGTCAAATTTGGGAGCGGGAGCTTTCTTTGGCTTGGGTGCCGCTTTTCCCGAAATAGGCAGCGAAGGCGATGAAATCGCCGGAGCGGGCGCGGCAGCGCTTAGTTCTTTTACTTCGTTGTGTTCTTTCTCTTTATTGTCAGTAGACAAATTGTCAGAGCTGAATGACAAATTGTCAGAACCAAATGACAAATTGTCAGAGCTGTTTGACAAATTGTCAGAGCTATCGACTGACAAATTGTCATTCTCAAAGGCAATGCGGTAGCGCCGGCAGAGCATGCGGCCGTTCTCCACGCGCTTCTCGCCCAAGATGACCAGCCAGCCATTGGCCACCAGCCGGTCCATGCAGCGGTAGATGTTCCGGCGGGTCATGCCGGTGCTGGCCTCAAGCATCTCCGGCGCGGCCCAGCAGGTGCCGTCCGCCTCGGAGAAGCAGGCCAAGCGCAGCAGGACGAGCTTGTCGCCGTTCTTGGCGGGACAACGCTCCCAGATCCACTTGAAGATCGGCGTCTTGTCTACGCGCTGCTTCATTTGCGGCGGATCAGTCGGGATTTCTTGCACTCGTCGGCGGACTCAAAGACCAGCCGCCCCTCGACATCAGCCATCCCTGACCAGCGGGCCTTGAGGCGGTTGTACGGAGGGTTGACCGGCTGCCAGCTCTTGGCGTCCTTCACAAAGCAGACCACCGGCTCCGACCATCCGGGCACCTCGACGAAGAGCATGTTCGGGTGGCGGGCGGTCTGGTGGCGGCAGATCACCGCGGAGACCTCGTCGCCGGCGCTGTAGCCGACTTGGACGGCGGTCTCCACGGCCAGTTCTTTGGCGGTCTTGGGGGTGGCTTTAAGGATGGCTTCGGGCTGGGGTGCCGGGGCTGGTTCTGGGGCAGGCTTGGCGGGTTCCGCGGGCGGCTCTGGGGCGGGCTGACTGATGGGTTGACTGAAGGTTGACTTGGCGGCGGTTAGGATGGTCTTGATCATAAGGTGTTTTTGCTAAAAATTTCGGGAGGCCGAAGCGGTCGGGGGTATTGAAGAAATTGATAAAGCCACATCCCCTCCACCCCTCCATAACACGATCCAATATCCATCATGTGTTAGCGCGCTACTCTGTTGTCTCATTAACGGTCTCATCAGTTTGCGGCTCATCTCTCGGATTCCTCTGTAGCTCCAGTCTCAATCTCAATAGCAGCAGCCGGCAGGGCAGCAGCCTTTTGCGCCTCGGCCGACAGTGACCCGACCGGTAAATCCACCCGTTCCGGCGTCACATCGATCACCTGAGCGCTCTTCAGCCCCGACACAAAGTCACTCCACTGGTCAGCCGCCGGAGCCATCACATGTTCGACGCGCTGGGTTGCGTTGCCACTAAGCAGTTCCATCTTCTCGGACGCCACAGCCGACATGATGACCAAGCCGTGGTCCTTCATATCCGGCACGCGATCAAGGAGTTCTGCGGTGCCGACAGCCGCCAAAGTTTTCCAATTGTTGGCTGCCGTCTGGCGGGCCTTCTCAAGTGCCTCGGGCCGGTTGCGGATCAGCGCGATGATGGTGTGGAACGACGTGTTGAAGGCTCGAGCAATGCGCGTGGCCGGCATGCCGCCAACGTGCGCCGCCAGAATCTCTGCAACCTTGCCCGGGGGCACATCTTCGCCGGTGTGGCCCTGGACGCTGACAATCTGCCGGCCGTCTTCAGCCTCAACGAGCTTGGTTGACTTGGCCGTGCCCTTGGGTTTGCTGCGTGTTTTTGGTCTTCCCATATTAGTTACAAACTTGGTAGCGGTGCGGATCAAACTGCGGGCACAGCTCGCGGGTGTAGTGCCGTTCCATTTCTCGGCGCTTGCCAGCTTC